CTGTATAGATTGAATAGCGGCGCTTGTCCACGGTGTGTTTTCATTTGTGACAGTGACCAAGTGCGGCCATTGTAGCAATATACATTACCACGTTGCACACCTTTTCGAACAATAACATAGTCATCTGCTACAAAGGTATTTTCATATGGCTGCAGAACAATTCCTGTGCCTACACCTGTTACCACATACACATTGTTAAACAATTCGTCTGCTGAGACTGGCTGTGTAGCAACGATTGGAAATCCTTGTGTAAAGCCCGAAGTAAATCCTCCACTAAGTGGATCATATGTTGTTACTTCATACGCAGGACCAAATGCTCTACTAAATGGTTCTCTAACTACAGATGAACCGGATACTTGAAAGCCGCCGCCGAATTCTGAATTATATGATCCTGGGTCAGCGCTTTCATAGCTATCAAATGCAGTATTAAATCCTGTACCGTATTCAGGAAAAAGAAGCGGTAATTCGTCTGGGTTAGTACCAACAAGTACAATGTCGCCATTTGTCAATCCGCTTTCGCCGCCGTCTGCGCCAAACGTTAAAGGATTGTCTAGCAATTCAATTGCTTCATTAACTGTGAGAACGTAGTCAACTTGTCCAGCATAATTCTTGCATGTGTTAAACAATTGCATATCTGCACGGAACTCGATAACTGGTCGCTTTGCTCTAGTACGACTGTTAAGGAATGCTTCTAGTTCAACGCCATTGAATTCAGCCATTGCACGAAGTGCATATACTGAGAACCATTGGTTACTTCTAGCCCACGGATTTTTATCAATTGCCGAACGGTCCATTACAATGTAAGTCTTATTGAGGTTTAAGTCATCACGCAATATAGTTGTATCAACATCATAGTCTGCAAAATAACCTATTTCGTCCCATGGAGTTGTGTCAAATGGATCCAAGTCCCAGCCCCTAGGCTGTTCAACAGAGTAAGGCATAATGTTTGGAAACAATGTTTCGCCGTTCTCGTCTTCGCTTTCAACCAATTTAATATTGCTGCCGCCTACGTTTTCAACATAGTAAACATAATTGAGTTGGTAGTCGCCACTTGTGCTGGTTACATAATCACCAACAAATTTAACTCGTAGTCCTGACAAGAACTCTAATCGGTTGCTGGTTGCAAGCAAAGGAGTCGTGTAATGTGACAATGCAACAATATCATCAATGTCGATTGGAGAGTCTTGTGCTGCGTCAATTTCGATAATAGGCATTAAGCCTTCTAGCCAGTAATAGTTTGAGTAGTTAACAAACATGTCAATGTTAATTGGCACGTCAAGTGTGTAGCCATTCTCTGCAAACAAACGGTCGTGGTTGTCAATATCTGCGCCTAGACTTTGTAGACGGTGCAACCAATTCACATATGAGGTAACCGATTCAACGTTGTCAGCGCGACGCGATGTAACACCCGGCTGGAATTGATAGTTAATACGATCTGCATCTGTTTCTGGATTAAACAATTCCTGTTCAGCATTATATGTGCGGCCGCGAATACGTCCCCAATATGCGTCAATGCTTTGAGTCGAACCTGTACTTAAAAGTTGGTTAACTGTAGAGCCGAAGAATCGTTTAATAGATTCAGTACGATTGATAACAGGAAGAAACTCACTTTGATCCGCAATAGTTTGACTAATTGTTGTTTCAGTGCTTTGCGTAAAGTTCTTTGCTTTTCTTGCCTGGGCAGTGTAATCCTTTGCCATTCATATTACTTTCTTATGTTGTTGCGATATTGGTTAATGTGTTTACCAATTCAATGTCTCTTAATGTTACGTCTGGTATTAACAGTTCGTTGCTTTCAGGTGTAATCTGGAACAATGTTCCAAATCCTGATTGTGCTTGCACTGGAACAATCACTATACTACTAATTATGCCGGGCAATTGCTGGTGGATATAAGCGCTCAGTTCAGTAAAATAAAATGACTCGCCAAAATCCCAATTGTCAGGTTCGAAGAAGGTTTTGATTGCTGTTAGCACTCTTGTTTTAATTTCATTGTCAGTCAGCGTTGTACCTGTTACTTTGACAACACGAAACAGGCTCTGGTATTCAACATCTGCTAATTGGCCAAACACTACTTTGTATTCTGCTGTACGATAAACCATGCTGTCACTAACTGCTTTCTTAGTGCTGATGCTTGCAAATTGCTTTTCAAGATCAACTTCAGTTGGCGGTTCCGGGCGCGTTGTGCTTCTTCTGTCATCAGTCAGCCATTCTCTAAACTCTGTGTCATAGTTTTGATTTAACACAAACACATCAATAACGTTGCTAAGGCTTGGATCGATTCTATAGTTGCTCTCACTAACTCTCTTCCAGACAAAGGTCAAATTGCCGCGTCCGCTTATAGGCGTGCCTGTGTCAGTGCGCACAACATATGGAAAGCCATCTTCGAACACTGTGCCCAAGTTGATTTCATCACTGCCGACGATTTCAGCAAATGCTGTTGGATCGTCTGGATAGCCGTCGTTGTCAATATCAGCCACTGTTACGATTACTTTGTGGTCGTCAGTATAGCCGTCGCTTTCGGTATAATAACGATATGCAAAGAAATCTAAGTCTTGGCCTAATGGATATTGATTTCCACCTGAACGAGTGTTAATACTTGACACAGTGATTCGATCGCGTTCTGGCTTGTTTGTTTCAACATTAAATCTGCGGCGCCCATTTTGGTTATAAAAGCGCACGTCAGTGTCACTTCCGAATACATAACGAGTGCGGCGAGAAATAATTGTCCATCTGTCGCTTGTGTAATCAATTCTGATAATCCAGCTAGCATCTAGGTTGTTGCTAGTTTTATCTCCAGCTCTTGTAAGGCTAAAGTTGTTGGGATTGTCATTTGCACTTCCCGGCAAATCACCAGCGTCAATAATCTTCCATAATGAATTCTCTGCATCAAAGCGCAAGCCAAATGTATTTCTAAATTCCAACTGTTCAATAATATCGCTACGTTCGTCACTTGTGAATTGTGTGCTGTATGCTGGGAAGATGCGTTTAACTCGTGCAGTGTTTGGGATAACTTTATTGAGCACCATTGCACCTAATCCACGGTTAGTCAATCCTGTTGCGTTGCCGCTTTCATCAGACACACCAAGTCCGTCAAATGTAACGTCAACTACTCGTGCCCAAGTAGTCACTGCGGTACTAGCTGACGCAATTGCTGTTGCACCAGTGCCGCCACCACCTACTAGTTCAATCTCAACTGGATTCTGATATCCAGTGCCGCCGTTAACCAGAATGATTCCAGTTACAATTCCGCCGCTCACAGTTGCTTGCGCACTTGCATTTATACCTGTGCCTCGAATAACAACCTGAGGCGCAGTTGAATAACCGCTTCCACCATTTGTAATTTGTAATGAACTATTGTCTGCGCCCAAGCTTCCTTCGTTGTATGGTGTCTCGATAAATTCAATAATTGATCCTGGAGTTGCATACTGTAGGTTGGTTGTTGCCGTGCCGCCGGCACGTTCAATAATTGAGTTCTTTGTAAAGTAACCTGTTGCACCTCTGTATCCTTTGGAAATCTGCTGCCATTCAAAGCTAGCCGATTCAAATTCAAAGCTTACATCAACTGCTGAATACTTGCTGTAGAACAAGTTGATTACTTCTGGATTGTCAATTGCTGCGTCGATAAACTTTTCAAAAATTTGGGATTCAGTAAGTGTTGTTGGCAATGAAATCGTGTTGCGGAACAATACTGGCTCTGAATACAAGTAACCATCGCGGGCAATCATATCAACATTTTGATATTGTGCTGTTGGATCTTGTGCTTTGATAAAACGACTGTGTCCTGAGTATGTGCGGTTGACAGCTTTAATCTTCTTTACGTTTTCGCTCACAGTTAGAGGATATACAGAATAGTCTTCTGCTGTAATCATTCTGTCTTGTGTTGCAAATACCCGTCCAGCATTTTGTTTAATGCTTGACACGCTTTCTCTAGAACTTGAATTGCTAACAGGTGATTGAAGTTCAGCTTCAAACGTAGCTTTGTATACGTTGCCGTCTGCTGCGTTGTAATCAAAAGTAAATGTCACTGTACCGAGGTCTTCAGGATCAAGTACATACGTTTGGTTTAAACCAGTACGATACCAAATACGAACTGTGCCTCTAGGAATCTCACTAAACACGCCGTCGCCGAATACAACATTGATGTTGTCATTGTCTACTGTTTTGACTGTGTACAGTTTGCGCAACTGATTTGAGATGTTGTTGAACACTGTGCCAGCCCCAAAGCCACTGTCGACTTTTGTCCAAGTTTCTATTACCGCACCTGTGTCATCAATGTTTTGCACCCATATGTCGTTGTTGTTTACGTCTTGTGCCTGCACGTCAATTAGCAAATCAGAAATAGCTGTGTCTGCGTTGATGTCTGTAAACGAAAGTGATCCTTGTTTGAATCCTACAAAGAATCCAGTATTCCCACTTGAAATACCTTGGCTGTCATTCTTATACAGCAAATCAAATCCATTAAATGGATCCGGCTCTGCTTCGACTACCACATTTGTAGTTTGGTTAATTCGCGTACTGTGAATTTCAAATGGCTGTCTGCTGCCATTAATCTGACCTGTAAAGTTAAACACAATATCAGCTGAGGTTGCAATGTTAGTCTTGTATTGATCAGTCTTTACGTTTCCAATCTTAGCACTGTCAACCGGACGTCCAAATTTGTTTGAACTGCTGAGAACTTCATTCATTACCAACAAGAAATTCTGGTAGCTGTCTTCAAAGTCAATGTCTTGGCCTTTAAGAGTAATACCGTTAATGTCAAATACATTTTGTGTTGTTTTGATAGCAGTTATTTTGAGTTCGCCACGCGCTGGCAAATGCCGTGTTGGTGTGTAGCCCAAGAAGTCTGCAATTCGCAATACACTTTCGCGACGTTCCGCAGTGCTGAGAAAGTTTTCACGCGCTGCCAAGTCAACTCTAAATGCAAGTGAGTGAGCAAGGAATGCCAACGTTTCAATTAATGCAACGAATTCACTTGATTGGATCCAGTCATTGTAATTTTCTGGATAGTTCTCTTGTATGTAGTCAACCAGTACGCCACGGATTGTATCGTAGTCGTATGCTTGAAAGTTAGCTTGTTTGAAGCTGTCATATACAATGCGGAAGTCTTCTGCTGCAAACAAGTTTCTTTGTCTTGTGCTTTGTGCCATGTTTTAAATCTCTTCTGTATTACGGTAACGTAAGAATAGTTCTGATGATGTCAAGTCCGGAACGTATGTAAGCTGCACAGTAATTGTGAGATCATTCTCAACTGGTTCAATTCTGTAGTCAACTAAGTTCCAACGGGGATCAAAATTAATAATGGTTCGGACATCTTCATCAGCTAAGTCAATTAGTAGCTGGTCGAAGGGTTCAAAGACCAACTCCGGAAGAATTGATCCAAACTCGGGTTCGCCAAGTCGCTCGCCGCGACGTGTATAGAAATGGTTTAGCAAGTCACGGATTGCCAAATCCTTATCCTCAAGCGTTCTTGTGCCTGTTTTTCTGTCGATTGTTGTGAAGCCGATGAATGTTGTCATACTACTATTTATGTTATTGAAAACCATGGTTTTTGACTTGACAAAATGAGATGAGACGTTTACAGTATGTCTATGTATAAACCAAACACTGTCAAGATTTTTAAAGAGACTCGCACAACAATCAAGTCAATTGTCGATCCTGAACTGGTTTATCCGTCAGTTTGGGCTATGTCAGATTGGATTAGAGAACACGGATTTGATATCACAAATTGCTTTGATGGTTGGCGAAATAACGATGGCGATAGGGCAGGCATGATTGTTGTACAAACAGAATATGGATTGGTATATGTGTATGTTAAACACGTAATACATGATGCTTGGGTGTTAGATCATGTCGAATGAACAAGTTAAGTCATATAAACACACTCTCAGTAATGGACAAATACGATGGGCAGTGACAGAGAGTATGAGAAATATACCGCCGCAGTTTAAGTTTAAAGGCATCTATCATCGTATTGATGGTCCTGCAATTTATGGCGGCAATAAACCTGAAGAATGGTGGCTGTATGGCAGTTATTTCGAAACTATGAACGAATGGCTTGAAGCAAATGACCATCTTGACGAAAACGAAAAGCTGATCTTCAAATTACAATACAGTTAAGTTAGTGCTTGCGCAATGATACGACGCTGACGCAGTTGACTCATTCCGGGCAAGAACGCGCCAAGTTGGCGATAGTATGCGAACTCGGCTTGCTTCTTTTCAAAATCATTTGGAATCCCGTTCACATATTGCTTGCGCATAAATTGTAAGCCCCTTACGATTTGTTGGTTACGATCAACGCGGATTGTATAGTCGGCTAGATACAACGCTCTTGCTTCAGCACGACGCAATTCAGGATTGTCAATACCACGTGTCAGTATGTCAGCAGCCAACAACCAATTTGATTCTTCAACAGCACTAGCCAAATCATAAATGCCTTCTTCAGCCCGAACGGTGCGCCATTTTCCAGTATCAACATAAAGACTTACCAACGCATCAAATACGCTGCTTGGCATCATTGTGATTGGCAATTGCTTTCTCACGATCTTTTGCTTGTTTCGTACATCACCAATCCATTCAGCAAATGCTTGTGTTTCAGTATACCCTTGCGGATCATCAGGGTCGCCAATGCCGTATCCAATACGATAGGCACCATCAGTGTCTAAGTATCTAAAGCCCTGCCAACGTTTATAGCCAAGCATGACATCAAGCATGTTTTCAGTAATGATTGAGATGCCGACGTTGACATTAAATTGGGTTTTGTATTCGTCTTGGTTAGTAAACGTATCCCATTGTTGTCTGCGTCCAGATTCTACAAATCTCAACATTACGCAAATCCTCCGGCTCTATGTGTATCTAGTGTACTTACTGCATAGCTTGGCACACTGCTCCGTGTGTAATCACTGCCCCAGCCTGCGCGAGCGCCGTCTCTTACGTCAAAATGCAAGCTGCCGCCACTGTATACACCGATTCCTTTAATGCCAACACTGCTCGCAATTGCAGTGAGGTTTAATCTGTCTTGGTTAGTCAATCCACTTCCTGAAATGTCAATAGCATTACCAAGCATGTGTTGGCTACGTTTTGCACCGCCTGCGTTTGCGTTACGCGATGGAGAACGATATCCACTCACAATGGTTAATGGGCGGCCAAAGCGGCGCGCCACTTCTTCAGTTAACTGCAACAGCTTGGGATTGACTCTTCTGTCTACGCCGCTTGCCCATTGTATAAGTGATCCAGATGTGTTTGGTGCATCCGGGAAGTTATTGATATCAAAGTTTCCGCCTTGGTCGCTAACTCCTGTAGGGTTAGAAGGCGTACCTTGATAATATGATTGGCTTTCTGATCCGCTAGCTGCGCCGCTTGCTGAATTATTATCAAGCACACTAACGTCCAAGTGTCCTGCCCAAGGTTCTGCTTCTGGAACACGGTTGGCAATAGATTCAGTTACATTGGTATTACCTGCCAACTGTGTCACTTGTGGTCGAGTAGCAGCTTGAGCTGTCGGACCATTCATGTCGATTCGTGCTGCTGATTCTCTATAGTTTCCTGCAATAAGAAGGTTACCGTTAGCATCAGCTTGTAGGTTAAGATTGGTTGCAGCATAGATATCAACTGTGCCACCAGCTGCCTCAATCTTGATGCCTCTTGCGCCTAATGCTTTGAGATTAAGATCCTTGCCTGCTTGCATATTAATAGATCCACCTGCATCAAAGTTCATATCGCCGGGTGTTGCAATGTTGATTGACTGTGCACTGTAAATATCAATGTCGCCGTTGCGGTTCATCTCAACCCAGCTTGTGCCATCTCTGTTAATCAAATAGATCAACCCGTTTGTGTCGTCAAGGAATACTTGGTTGCCTCCCGAGCTTCGCATACGCATGCCGAGAAAGGATTGATCCTCTAAGCTTCCATCGTCAAGAACAATAGCATGTCCTGCAGGGCTCGTAATACCCATAACACGTGGCGTTGGGTCTCTGTTCAAACTAGAATAGTTTAGTCCACGAATTCTGTCGCGACCAAGTCCTTGATTTTCTAGCGCTTGTTGCTGTGGGTGCGGCGCAGGCCGCTCAGTTGTGCTTGTTGCTGTTCTTGAGCGCTCTTGTGCAAGCGCAGGGCCGTCTGTGGTATCAGCTACACTAGGTCCAGCACTTGTGTTTCCAACTCGCTGTTCGTCAGGCAGTGATCCAATAACAATTCCCGATGCACTGTCACCACCAAAGCTTACTAATACTTCATTGTCAATACTAGGTCTAAATCCATTTATACCATATGCTACCTGTCCGCCTGCTGCTGGCTGCGAGGTTCCACCCATCGGAACAAGAACACGACACCACTGTGCACCAAGGTACAAATCAGGATCAATGTTTGTACCTGCGTCTAATCCAGGTTCAATTATTCCATAAAACTTTGAGATGTGAACCTTAACACGTCCCATGCCGATAGGATCAATATTGTCAACAACAATACCTCGATAGATTCCAGCAGGAATCTTAAGATCTTTTTCCATTGTATTTTGGTTATAGTTTGATCTCACTTGACGTGAAAATGTATTTGTACTGCGATCAAGACTCATGGTCTACGTTCTCCTCTAGGATCTTCTTGAATAGACGCAGGATCTCGTAATAGATTCTGATCACGTCTAATTCCGTTTTCGAACTGTCCTCCGCCTGTGTCACCATCTAGCGCTGCAAATGCACTAGGTGTGTTTGTTGCTGTATCTAGGTTGGCTTTGAGATACTGTGTAAACTGTCCGTTTTGGTATGTTGAAATTACATCTGCAACTCTATATACACCACTTAATTGGTAATCAGGTTGCGGCTTGCGTCTACCGCCTGCATCTTCATCGCTTGTAGGCAAGTTAACTTTGAGAAAGAAACACTGTCCACCAAGTTGGAAATCTGCCAGCTCTTGATTTATGTCAAATGCACCACCAGTGTTTTCAAGCACATAGTTACGTGGCATGCCAAGCCAGTACGGGTCGCCACGAATTTGCATTTCAATTGTTAACAAATCGCTTGTATTTTCAAGATTAGTACGAACTGCGCCAAATTGGAACGCGCCGCCGTTTAAATCAGATTCTGGACCTGCTGCATCTGCATCGTTTATAACGTCTGATGCAAAATGCAATTGGTGAGCAATGTCATCTGAATTTAAATCGTACAGTTCTAAAAGTCCCGATACTGACGTATTTAATTGTCGGCGCGCAGGACCGAGCTGCCTGTCTAGAATTGAGATACCTGTTAATAATGCGTCAGTGTCACGGCGTTGGTCAATTACATCCTGGGGTCCACTAATAGTTGAACGCTGTCTTGCTTTTAATGCTCGTTGCTTTGCTTGTAATTCTGTTGATAATTCGGCAACTTGTTTCTTAGCATCTCGAAGTCTTGCTATAACTGAAATAGCATCGCCGCCGGCAACAGAAGTTTGAGGGTTGGCATCGCCTAGTATGCCGCCGCCAATTGGAGTAACTTGGTAATACAGTCTGTCAAACTTCAAGTCAAGCTGAAGGACTTCTGTGTTCAAACCAGTATACAAATAGTCATATCTCTTTTGCATTAATCCCGACGACAACAATTTTTGCACTCGTCTGCTTTGTACACTTGTGTCTGTAATACTTGATTGGTATACTGCACCATCAATAACTTCATCAGAAACAATAAATTTTGAGATGTAGAATTTGATGCGTTTTTGGTAATCACCACGAATCGGATCAAACTGTTCGTAAATTATTTCCGGAAACACTTTATAGAACGCAGGAAAACTGTCTAGTTTTCGTGTGCTAGGCTGAGAAGACCCGTCTTCTTTCATAAACTGTCCTAGTCCATCTGTAGGTATCTTTTTGTATTCTTCGGTCAATTGCAGCGCCATTCCAATGACAGCCGATATGTTCGAACCATTGTTGATAGGAATTTGCAACTTTGCTTCAGCACCGAGGCCGACAACGTTAATTCCATTTACACGCAATGTTTCGTCTAACTGTGAAAATCTCCAGTTGCGCCAATCGTCAGTGCCTTCAGTCCATTCAAATTCATATATGTCATTAAATAATTTAGTTGCATCAGTTTCTAATAGTCTTTTGCCCGACAAGTTAATCTTTCGTTCGAGTTCAGAAACAAACTCGCCCATCGTTGCTGCTTCAACTGTGAGCTGGTCCTTGACAACTTGTGACAAGTACAGATAGCCGCCTGTAAATTCTTCTTGTGCTGCGATCTGGTAAGTTGTGCCTTCGCCTGCAATTTGAAAGTTAACCTGTCCAATAAACATTGGGTAATAGAAGATTGGACTTGATACTTTAGATGCGCCGGTTCTTGTGCGCCCGATAAACTTAATTACCAAGATGTATCTAGCGTTCTGTACAACCTTAATGCTTAGTTCACGCGCTGCATTTGCTAATCTATTCATCAGCGTTGCACCGTTAGGCTCAGTAATTGTCATATCAAATCTGCTATTCATTTGTGAGCGCATTGGATAGTAACCAGTTACCAGTATTTGTTCTACCGCAGTGATATTGTAACGTGTTTCTTGTGCGTTGTCTGCAATCAAAACTGATCTGCCTTGAAGAATATTTTGTTCGACAGACGAAATGTCTTCGGGTCGAATCATATGCAAACTCATTGTATATGTGTAAGTTTCGAATTCGTTTAGTGAATTAGGCAAATAGCTCATTTATAATCCTGCAATGTAGTTTCTATTCGGCACAAAAATCAATGTGCCTAATGTAAAATCGTTAATCGGGTCAAGCAACTGATTGCGATTGTATAATGCAAACACCCACCAAAACTTTGCATCGCCATACAAATTGTATGCTAACAGATCTGGTCGTTTGTGATACTTTTGATCAATTTCAAATTTTGTTGTTTGTGTGAAATCTGGAGTGAGCGGTGGTACATACAAGTCTAAGTTTCTGTTGTTAGACGGAGTTGCTCTCAAGTTACTGTTTCGTTTATATTTAGCCATTAAATGAATCCTGCTCTATAACCATTGCCAGATGCAAAATCTCGCAAGTTAAAGTTGTTTTGTCGGGTCGGTGAATACTGTGGTAGCAAATCAATTGCCACCGTCATCATAACTGGAATTTGTACTGGTTGATTGGATCCAGTTGCGTCCACTTCAACATAGTCAACACCGTCTTCATATATAAAGTTGAAGCTGCCTACTAGTACCGGTACATTGTTAAAGTTAAAGTCGCCGTATGCTGAAAAATTTAACACTGGAGGCGGCGTACCTGCATCAGGATCATCACGACCAAAGTTCATCTTTGTCACAACCCGCAAAAAGTGCATCATGCCAACTGTGTACTTTGCTTCGTCTGGGGTCTGACTAACAAAGTTAGCAGTGATTTGAAGAGTCGGGTTACGTGTTTTTGAATATGCATGTTGCTGGTAGTTGCTGTGCACTGTCTCGTACGGTGAATATTCAACTGCGTGGGCAACTGATATGTTTGGTGTGTACGGAAATAATATGCCATTTGTACGCTGCAACGCACTGCCGGGCCCGCGCAGGGGTTCATAATACGTTGGCGTAAAACGATTTGCGCTGCCGAACTGTGGGTTGCCACCCGTTTTTAGTGTTAGTCGGGCTCTAAGATCTGTTTTTGTTACCATTTTTATGTCCTGCTAAATAGTTGTG